AGTATATTAGACGCACATTCTAGTATGGCTCTTTCAATTTATAGTCCAACAAATTTAGCTGATCTTTTAACAGATGAAGTTGAACAAACTAGAGAGGAGAAGATTGCGATTGCAAAACAACTTCTACAAGAACAACGAAATAGTTTAAATTAACTATTGCAATATGGGATAATCTTTGATAGGATTATCCCATTAACAGAAAGGTATAATATGATAAAAGACAAACATTTTAAAATAACTTACTACTCAAACAAAGACGGAAAGCATATAACTAGAGTTGGTATACATGATGACAAGTCTAGATTTTGGACTTCAAAAGTTGGAGAAGCTTTGTACACTTACTTTGATTTAGATCAATGGGGTTACAGAACTGCTAAAAAATCTTGGACAGTGAGGTACTAATGACAGACTTTGAATTTTATAGTTGCGTTTTCTTTTTTGGTCTAATCTTATTTTTGGGGGTATTGGCATGAGTGAACATGTTTGGTGTCATGGTCCAAAGTGTCATACAAAACACACAGTGGACCGAGTAAGAGGTGTACAGGGCTCAAAGGTTTTGAGAACTCGTAAGATAAAACAAACGCAATGGAACGCGAATAGTGAGTATTCTCACTTTTGTTCTACAGGTTGTTGGAACGATTTTGCCTTTGCACATTGGGAAGAATTTATTGCACTACACCCAAGACGCGAGGCTCTTGAAACACCGATCAAAGACCCCACAAAAGAAACACATACACACGAGTTTAGTTGGGGTAATCATAGTTATACAACCACAAAATTAGAGGTTGACGAGACTAGGCAGCAATGATAGGATATTCCTATTAACAGAAAGGACAACATGTCAGAAGAAAGAACAGAAGAAAGAAAAAATAGATTTACAGGTCAATCTATTAAACTAACAAAAGAAGAAGCGATCAAGCATGACCGAATATTTGTCAATGAATTGAGCGCAACGTTGGAAGATAAAGAACTTGGGTATGGTGGTTCTAAACTATGGGATAAGGTACGAGCCGATCTTAATTGGTTTAGAAAGAACAATGCCGAAGCATACATGGTCTTATTAGACTAACCTTTCTACCAGAACTTGGGACCACATCAGACTGTAGTGGTCCCAGGCCCCATCCAAAATTTGCAATTTTTTATTTTAGTTAATCACCTTTTGTAAAAAAGGGGTCCCAATATTTGACATTTATGCTAAGATTTATACATTGATAAGCACAGAATACTTTACAAAGCGTTTATGAACCTAGACAAAGAAAAATTAAAAAAATTTGAAAAGCTACCACCCGATGTAAAAAGACAACTTGCTCTCTACATGAACAAGTGGAAAGAGAAGAAAAAGGAGTCTCAGATCCAAAACGATTTTATGGCTTTTGTAAAACACGTTTGGCCTGATTTTGTAGAAGGGTCCCATCACAAACGAGTGGCAAAAAAATTTAATGATATTGCAACAGGAAAAGTAAAACGTGTCATTATCAATATGGCACCTAGACATACTAAATCAGAATTTGCATCATACTTACTACCGGCATGGATGGTAGGTAGAAATCCAAAACTAAAAATTATCCAATCCACTAACACGACTGAATTATCGGTGCGGTTTGGTCGTAAAGCTAAGGCTCTGATCGATTCTCCTGAGTATCAAGAAGT